GAAGCCTCGGTGCTGCAGCCGTTCCGCATCCCCGCGGCCTGGCCGGTGTACCGGGCCTTCGACTGGGGCTCGTCGTCTCCCTACGCGGTCGGCTGGTTCGCGGTCGCCGACGGCACGCACGCCGAGGGCTGCCCGCGCACGCTGTACCGAGGCTCGGTGGTGATGATCGCCGAGCTCTACGGCTGGAACGGCAAGCCGAACGAGGGCCTGAACCACACCAACCAGCAGATCGCGGCAGCCATCAAGGAGGCCGAGGCCGGCATCGCGAAGACGCTGCTGTCAGGCCAGTCGATCCACCGCGGCCCCGCGGACTCCGCGATCTACGAGGTGCGCAACGGCGACAGCATCGGCGCCGAGATCGAGCGGTACGGCGTCGGCTTCGAGCACGCCAACAAGGGGCCGGGCTCGCGCGTCGCCGGCTGGCAGAAGCTGGGCGGGATGATGAAGGCCGCCAGGCAGCGGCCCATGGAGTCCGAGGGCTTCTTCGTGTTCTCGACGTGCCGCAACTGGCTGCGGACCACGCCGGTCCTCGCGCGCGACCTCAAGAATCCCGACGACGTCGACACGAAGCAGGAGGACCACTACGGTGACGTCACGCGCTACTTCGTGAACCGCGAGCGGCCGGCCGAGGTCGGCGTGACGCGGCTGCCGCGCAACCACTGATTCGTCTAGAGGTTCGTGGCGGCCGGCGGCACTGTGCCGGCGACCTTCTGTGGGGCCAGCGATGACCGTCGACACCCGTCATGTCGATTACGATGCCAATGCCGACGAATGGAAGCTCCTCCGGGACTTCCTGAGCGGTGAGCGCGCCGTCAAGGCGGCCACGGAGGTCTACCTCCCGCGGCCGGTGGCGATGACGGACGCCGAGTACGATTCCTACGTCAAGCGGGCCACGCTCTACAACGCCACGCGGAAGACGGTAGCCGCCATGGCCGGCGCCATGTTCCGCCGCGAGCCCACCTTCACCCTGCCCACGGCGATCGAGTACCTCCGCGAGGACGCCGACGGCAAGGGCACGCCACTGGCCCAGGTCGCGAAGCGCGCCGCCTGGGAGGTCTGCGGCATGGGGCGGGTCGGCCTCCTCGTCGACTACCCGGCCATGCCGCCGCTGCGCTCGGCCTCCGAGGAGCGCGCCCTCAGCGCCCAGGCCAAGATCTACCAGTACGAAGCCGAGAACATCATCAACTGGCGCTACGAGAAGATCGGCGGCGCCTACAAGCTGACGCTCATCGTGCTCGTGGAATCCGCCGAGGTCGTCGACGGCTTCGAGACCAAGTACGTCGACACGCGCCGCGTGCTCTCTCTCGTCAACGGCGCCGTGCAGGTCGAGCTCTGGCAGAAGCAGTTGAACAAGGACACCGGCAAGGAGGAATGGGTCAGCACCGAGAAGCGCCTGCCCGTCCTGCCCGGCGGCGCGAAGCTCGACACGATCCCCTTCGTCTTCATCGGCGCCGAGACCATCAAGGCCGAGGTCGACCAGTCGCCGGTGCTCGACATCGCGCGCGTCAACGTGGCGCACTACCGCAACAGCGCGGACTACGAAGACGCGCTGTTCATGATCGGCCAGCCGACGCCGTGGATCGCCGGGCTGAGCTCGGAGTTCATCGAGAAGTACTCGGGACAGCTGCGCATCGGCTCGCGGTCGGCCTGGCTGCTGCCGACGAACGCATCGACTGGCATGCTCGAGTCGCAGTCGAACCTCGGCGCGCTCAAGGAGGCCATGACGGGCAAAGAGGCTCAGATGGCGGCCCTCGGCGCCCGCCTGTTCGAGGCCCGCGACGGCAACCCGGAGGCCGAGGGCACGGTGCGCGTCCGCCAGTCCGGCGAGGCGGCATCCCTGCAGTCGGTGGCGTCCAACGTGGGCCGCGGCCTGACGATGGCGCTGCGCTTCTGCGCGCTGTGGATGAGCGCCGGCGGCGAGCCGCAGGCCGCGCTGAGCGACGACTTCTACCCGGCGGGCCTCGACGCGCCGAGCCTCGACGCGCTGATCCGCGCCTGGCAGGCCGGGGCCATCACGAAGAAGACGCTCTTCGAGAACCTTCTCGCTGGCGAGATCATCGCCGACGGCACGGACTTCGACGACTACCTCGAAGAGCTCGAGACCGAGGACCCCATGCTGCCCGACCCCGGCGCGGCCGATGATCCGGACGGCGAGGGCGACGAAGACCCTGGTGACGATCCGGCGGATGACTCCGCCGACGACTCCGCCGACGACGAATGACGGCGAACGCTCGCCTCCGGGCGGCCGCGGTTCGCCACGCCGTCTACCTCGAGCGCTACAAGTCCGGCGTCTGGCTGCGCCTGGCGCGGCTGCTCGACCGCGCCGACATCGACCTCGTCGCGGAGCTGCAGAAGCGCACGGCCAACAGCGAGCTCACGCAATACCGCCTCGAGCTGCTCCTCGAGGCCGTGCGCGAGATGAACGCCGAGGCCATGACGCGCTACCGCGAAGCCCTGCGAGCCGAGATGCGTGGCCTCGCCGGGTACGAGCTCGACTACCAGCGACGGGCCGTGCAGAGCGCGGTGCCGGCCGCCATCGTCGCCGACCTCACCGTGGTCGCACCGACGTTCGGCACCGTCTACGCGGCGGCGCTGTCGCGGCCGTTCCAGGGCCGTGTGCTCCGTGACTGGGGGCGCAGCCTCGAGCGCTCGCGGCTGCAGAAGGTCCAACAGGCGCTGCGCCTGTCAGTGGTCGAGGGCGAGCCCGTGTCGCGGGCCATCCAGCGCCTGCGCGGCACCAAGGCTGCGCGCTTCCGCGACGGCGTGCTCGCCATCAGTCGCCGCGAGGCCGAGGCGGTCTCGCGCACCGCCATCAACCACGTCGTCACCCAGGCGCGGGACAACTTCTACGCGGCCAACAAGGATCTCGTGAAGGGCTGGCAGTTCGTCGCAACCCTCGACACTCGCACGACGCCCGAGTGCCAGAGCCTCGACGGCAAGGTCTTCCCGATCGGCGAAGGCCCGATGCCGCCGCGGCACTTCAACTGCCGGTCGTCGTCGGTGCCCGTGCTGAAGTCGTGGCGCGAGATCGGCGTCGACCGCGACGAAGTCCCGGCGGGCACGCGCGCCAGCATGGACGGCCAGGTTGCGGCGACGGAGACCTACGGCGAGTGGCTGCGCAAGCAGCCGGCCGCCGTGCAGGACGAAGCCCTCGGCAAGGCCAAGGGGCGCCTGTTCCGCCAGGGCGGGCTCTCGGTTGACCGCTTCGTGAGTCCGACGGGCCGCCCGTACTCGCTCGACGAGCTCCGGCGCCGCGAAGCCGACGCCTTCGACGAGGCCGGCGTCGAATGACGACGAGCCTGCCGGTCGACCGCGCCGCGCTCGCGGCCCGCGCGGCCCCGTCGGGCGAGCGCGTGACGATCCGCATCAGCGACGAAGGCTACGTCACCGACCCGTCGATCCCGCGGAACGGCCTCGACGACGCCGCGCCGAAGCTCGCGGCGGCGCTGGCCCGGCTGCAGCCCGGGCAGCGCCTGTACCTGGGGCCCGGCGAGTTCCTGTGCGGGTCCTCGGGTTGGCGCGGCCTCACGCTCGAGAACCGGCCCAACGTCACGATCCTCGGCGACGGCGCCGTGCTGCGCTGGGGTGCCGTGCCCGAGCAGACGGCGCCCTTCAGCGGGAACCGCGTCGGCCTCATCGCGCGCAACTCCCCCGGTGTCCGCCTAGTGGACATGAAGGTCAACGGCAACGGCGCCGAGATGTCCGGCGTCCTGGTCCACGACAGCGACGGCTACCGCATCGACGACTGCGAGGCGTGGGGCCACGCCGGCGGCGGCTGGCAGTTCGGGGCCGGCCGTAACAAGCGCGGCAAGGTCCGCCGGTCGACGGCGCGCGACTCCACGGAGATCGCCGGCAATGGCTGCCGCGGCTTCTGGCTCGGCTTCCCGAGCCCCACGTGGGGCGAGGATGACGTCGAGATCACGGCGTCGGACGCCCTGCGCAATGGCGGCACGGGCATCGTCCTGCAGGGCCTGCGGTGCCGGGCGGTCTCCAACGAAAGCAGCGACAACCTGGGCGCCGGCATCGCGTCGTCGACGTCGGCCGGCAACCAGTCGGCCGACCACCTCGCGGCGTTCAACACCCTGCGGAACAACAAGTTCTGGGCCTGGCAGACCGACGTGTGGAACGGCGTCGGCTGCCTGCGGCCGCGCCTCATCGCCAACGTCATGGACCTCACGCGCACCGACAGCGCGGGGCTCCTGTACCTGAACGCGCAGCTCGGCGGCGCCTTCATCGGGAACGTGATGACGCTGGCCGGCGGGCAGTTCGCGCAGGCCATCCGCGTGGCGTCCTTCAGCGGGCCGACGCGCGGCGTGCAGCTGACTGGCAACGAGATCCACGTCCTCGACGGCGACCAGGCCGTAGCGATCAGCATCCAGCCCGACGGCGGCCCCGGCGAGGGCAACGAGATCTCCGACCTCGTGCTGACCGCCAACCCGATCGTCGTCACGGCGCCGACGGGGCGCGGCATCCGCGTGCTGGCGCCCTACGCCGGCAACCGGCTGCGCCGCCTGCAGCTGATCGGCAACCCCATCGTGGGCGGCCAGTACGGCCTCGAGGTGTACGCGGCCGCCGTGGGGGCGCTCATCGAGGACGTCACGCTGACGGGCAACAACGTCTCCGGGTCGACGGCGAACACCTACCGCTTCCTGGCGGCGGCGGCCGGCGGCGTGTCCCGGCTCCGCCTGCAGGCCAACGTGGACGCCAACTGGGGCGGCGCCGGCGCGCAGACCCGGGCGAACGTCACGCCGGCCTTCGAGGCCGGCAACAGCTGGAACTAGCCCACGCGCCCGGTCCGGGCGTATCGTCTTGCCGTTCGCCCGTCGGGCGGCCAGATTCTCCCCCGCAATGACCAAGCAGCGGTTCCGCCTCATCGAGGGCGGGAAGGGCCGGAAGCCCAAGCCGAAGCGGAAGCCCTCGGGCTTCCAATGCGGCCGCTGCTCGGGTCGCGCCTACGTGCACGTCTTCCTGTCGCCCATCGACGGCGAAGGCCGGCCTCGCCGCTTCAAGCAATGCGCGCAGTGCCTGCACACGCACGGCGTCGACCTCACCTAAACCCGTTCCCTTCCGACTGTCGGGTGTCGGGCTGTCAGCCGGGCTGACGGCTTTACCGCCGGCGGGGCCGGCAACCATACGGAACGGGGTTCCCATGGCACTGGATCTCAACGATCCCGAAGTGAAGTCTGCGCTCGACGCGGCTGCCAAGCAGCTCGCAGCCGAGCTGGTAGCGGGGGAAACCGCTGGGCTGAAGAAGTCCCAGCAGGAACTCCTCAAGGAGAAGAAGGCCTTGGAAGCCCGCATTGCGGGGCTGCCCCAGGACTTCGATCCCGAGGAGTACACGCGGCTCCGCGAGGAGGCCGACAAGCAGCGCGAGGAGCGCGAGAAGGCGGCCGGCAACTGGGAGAAGCTCAAGCTCGAGCTCATCCAGAAGCACGACGCCGCGATGAAGAAGGCGGCAGCCGAACGCGAGGCCCTTGAGGCCGAGCGCCAGGCGGCGATCAAGCGGTATCAGGCGTACTTCGTCGAGTCGGCCGTCACGTCGGCCATCGCGAAGTCCGACGGACTCCCGCAGATCCTCATGCCGCACGTCCTGTCGAACGTGAAGTTCGTACCGGGCGAGAACGGCGCCGCTGACGGCGTGCTGGTTGTCGGCAAGGACGGCAGCCCGCGGCTGAAGGACGGCAAGGGAGCGGTCATGGGCCTTGATGACCTGCTCGCTGAGATGAAGGCCGACGACATCTTCGGTCGCGGCTTCAAGGCCAGCGGCGCTTCCGGCGGCGGGGCCGGCGGGAGTGGCGGAGCCAACGGTGGGGCCGGTGGCAAGACGATGAAGCGCGCTGCCTTCGACGCGCTGGGGCCTGCCGAACGGTCGGCCTTCATGCGCGGCGGCGGCAGCCTGGTCGACTGACACCACACCACATCCGAAGGAAGGCCTGAATGCCGAACGTACTGACGAACCTGATCCCGACCCTCTACGCGGCCTCCGACATCGTGTCGCGGGAGCTGTCGGGCTTCATCCTGGCCGTGACCCGCGACAGCAACACCGAGCGCGCTGCCGTCGGCCAGGCCGTGACGCTGCCCATCACGCCGGCCGCGGCTGCCACCGACATCACGCCGGCCGTCACGCCGCCCAACGACGGTGACCAGACCATCGGC